CAGCCAGAGAAGGGTAGAATCTATGTAGTAGCACTTGATCCAAGTCTTGGTACAGGTGGTGACCCTGCTGCTATTCAAATATTTGACGCAAGTACTACTACACAGATTGGTGAGTGGAAGCATAATAAGACTGATATCCCAAGTCAAGTTAAACTATTGGCTCAAATTACAAAGTATATCTCAGACATCACTGGCGAACCAAACAATATCTATTACTCACTTGAAAATAATAGTATCGGTGAAGCAGCACTAGTATCACTAAATGAATACGGTGAATCAAATATTCAAGGTACCTTTATTAGTGAGCCTGGCAAGAAGCGTAAAGGCTTCAATACTAGTAATAAGCCTAAACTAGCAGCTTGTGCTAAGTTCAAGACACTGTTAGAATCAAAGAGAATGACTATCTATAGTCGTCCATTGATTAGTGAGCTTAAGGCTTTTGTTGCTAGCGGCGGCAGTTACGCTGCTAAGATTGGAGACCATGATGATTTAGTGATGGCTTCGTTACTTGCAATAAGAATGATGCAACAACTTGCGGACTTCCACGGTGATCTAGAGACCCAAATCCGCGACCATGACGAACTTGTACCGCCCTTACCTTTTTTTGCGGTTCTCGGTTAATTTGCAATTATCTCCGTGCCATCGTCTATAATTGTGCATGCCTTTGCCTTCCTTACCGCAGCACTCACATTTCCATTCTGGGTAGGTGGCATTATTAGTGCGAATGACATTAGCGTTTTCTGGTCGGGATAGACATTTATCTCCGTGATACTTCGTATAATTACTGCTACCCATTGTTTTTCCGCAATGCGGACATGTCATCATAATTTGTGACGGGTGGGTTCCATTAGCCAATCGTTTCTTATTGTTTCGGCTTTGGATCTTCCCTCCCAAAAAATTGTGCTTGCCATTCTTTACTAGCTCTCTGGCTTTTTTCTTCTGCCACTCTAGGTCACCGAATGGGTTAGTGCCTGCTGCTATTCGTCTTAGGTTAGAATCAGGTCCTAACCAGTGATGAGTTCCGGCTTCGACTAACCTATTTTGGCACATTCTGGATAGTTCTGCTGTTTCTTCAGGTGATAACGCCATTCGTTTTGCCATTGCAAAGCAGGCTCCCCAGTCACCTTGAGCATAATGAATATCATAATGTTCTTGTATTGATACGCATTTTAGATTAGCAGGGTCATTGTTAGAATGATCGCCATCAATATGGTGTATCTCATAGGTGCGACCATCCTCATCTTTAGGAATGGGTCCATAATGTTCTATATAGATTCTACGATGGCTGTTAGGTGAATAAATAGTCATAGCTGATGCTCCTTCAAAGCGTTAGTGCGGGTAGATGCGTCAACATCGTGACTCGCAACTATATTTATCACCGGAAGACTAAATACTATTATGGCTACAGATTCAGAATCATTTAATCGCGATTTATATGACCTTCTCAAAGTAAGAGGTTATAACCCTGTCCCACTTGACAGTAAGAATCAAAGAGTATCAGCATCGCAAGACTCTGATGTTATCGAATTCCAGTTCACTAAAGACGGCGAAGACTATGGTAAGGTATGGGCCACTGTAGACGATGCACAGAATCTCATCATCTATTATGACAGTGAACAACAAGACAGCCCAAGTACTAGAACACCGGGTGTTGACTATGATGACACTTGGACTGGTCTACTCAAGTTTCTTAAGATGTGGGCACAACGTAGACAAATGAGCTTTGAACTATCAAACAAGGATCGCCTAGGCGATGATATGAGACAACGGGAATATCACAGAATGAAAGAAAAGCTAGGCGAAAGCTACCACCCAATGGGTAAGAAGGCATCTTACAATGATGCAGTACCCAGTGTAAAGATCATCCTACAACACAACCGCGCACTTGAAGAAGGTGAGCAACGTTATCGTAATGTAGCTCGTATCTTCCTTGAAAACCAAGATGGTGAAAGATTCCTAGCTCCTACTACTCGTCCTGGTATTGCTCGTGTATATGCTCGTCACATTGCAGAAGGTGGGCTACCAAATGATGAGCGTTGGAACCACATTAAGTCAGTATGCGAAGACTACAACAAGATGGCTGGCTTTGTTCGCGCTACTAAAGGCAAGCAGTTCAATGAATCAGCACAATCTTTAGTAAACGAAGGCATCAATCACTATAATAGCCTTCGTGAAAATCTACATAAGATGACTACTCACCGTGGTTATCAGGCATACTTTGAATCATATACTCCTACTCTTATGGAAGGCGAAGGTGAAGACATCTCAGAAATGTTTATGTCAAGTTCACTTGATCCACGCATTGAATCAGCTATGCCTATCTTGTCAAGACTACACAAGCCAATCGCTGAAATGAATGAAATTGGTTCACTTGCTGAATGGGCAGATGGTATTCTTGCTGAAAAGTTAGATATGACTGAGGGTTTTTTAGATAAGCCTAAGTTCACTTGTAATGTTCCAGGTCGTGAACCGGAAGAGTTTGAAGCCGAAACTAAAGAACAAGCACAAAAACTCGCTGCTAAAAAGTGGGGAGTGGATCCTAAGGCAGTGACTGTAAAGGGATCTGAAGGTGCTACTACCCCAGTATCCAGCAGCCCAGAAGCTCCACGCGATTTATCAGGATTATCTCCTATTGAAAGAGCAACTGAACTTGCTAAGGATAAAATGAAGTCAGGTAAAGTAGGTGGTGCCGTCGGCACTGCTGGTAAGATTATTGGCGGCGCATTGGGATTATCAGAAGAAGAAAGCCTACAGTCAAACAATCCAGTTGGTATTCCTGAAAGTTATTATGACGACGAAGATGAAGGTGAAGGTGAAGGTTTCTTTGTTTGCTTGGGCAATGAAGAAGACGGCGGCTTTGTCGGTATGGTTGTCAAAGAAGACGGAAGATGGAAAGAACGAGAGATAGCAGGTAATGCACCGTATAATTGGGGTGGCACTTACATGAGCTACTTGACTCCAGCCGATATCATGCAGCATATGCGTAATGATTATGGAAGACAGTACGACGATATAGCTGGTCCATTCTTCGGGGAAGAAGATGCAATGGAACATGCTCGTTATCAGTATGGATTGGGTGACCTAGAAGAAACCTCAAAAGAAAAGGCTGCTCGTTATGCTGATAGAGCATCAGGTAGCTTCCAGTATGCAGCCGGCAAGCGTTCCGATGACAGACATTACGACGAACACGGTAAGGACATGAAGGATGTTATGGGCAATCCCAAATGGACAAAGAGAAGCCCAGAAGCAATGGCTAAAGATGACAAGACAATTCAAAAGAGATTGTCTGGTCTACAGAAGGCACACAAGATTCTAGCAAAAGAAGAACAAGTTGATGAAGACTTAGGTCCGGAACAAAAGCGTGTAGGTCAACTTGGACCCACAGAAAAAGTAAAGAACAACAACATTGGCAAGTTAGTTGGCGCTAGCGAATCAAAGGAAATGGATCCTGAACTAGCTAGAATCATTGAAATGGCCAGATTCAAAAGATAAATAAAGATGTAGTTCACGGGAGTGGAGTCCCCAACTACTCTATAACTGATTAGGAGTTACAGCATGTGTATTTATTGTGGCACAGACAAGTACCGTAGAATTTATGAAGGTCACCATGGACCCATCCCAAAAGACGATATGGGATGGGCGTATGATATCCATCACATTGACGGAAACCGAAAGAACAATCACCCTGATAACTTAATTGCAGTCACTGCGCAGGACCATTATGACATTCATTATGCACAAGAAGATTGGATGGCGTGTTGGAAAATAGGCGTTAGGCTGAGGAAGCCAATGGATGAACTTTCTGACCTAGCTAGTAAAGGCCAAAAGACCCGGGTTAAGAACGGAACGCACCATTTCTTAGGCGGTGAAATACAAGGTCAAACAAGCAGGCGCCGAGTTAAAGAAGGAACTCATCATTTGCTAGGAGGACAGCTACAACGACAACGAGTAGCATCCGGAGAACATCATTTCTTGGGAGGCGAGATAGCACGAGTTGCAAACCTAGAGAGAATAGCAAATAAAACTCATAATCTACTTGGCGGCGCAGTAACAAGAAAACAACTAGAAACCGGTACACACGCTTCCCAAATAATGAAGACATGTGAACACTGTGGGGAAACAGTCAATGCTATGCAGTTTGGACGATTCCATGGTATAAAATGCCCAAAACGCAAAATATAATAATATAATAGTACCAATTATCTTGTAAATACTTCGTACATGAGTTATAACATAACTTATGTTCAGTTGTCTCCGACAGCGAAAACATGAAAACACATATAAAAGCTCAACTTAGGCACATTTAAAAGGAGAAAACAAAATGGCAAGTCTAGCAGAAATCCGGGCTCGTTTGGCAGCCCAAGAAAACAAGGGTCAGAATAACAGCACCCGCACTCAATCAGATAACGCAATCTATCCCCACTGGAACATCAGCGAAGGTGCTACTGCAACCATTCGCTTTCTTCCAGACGCTAACCCTAACAATGAATGGGGTTTCTGGGTAGAACGCCAGATCATCAAGCTCCCGTTCAACGGTGTTAAGGGTGATCCTAATGTAAAGCAGATTACTGTTCAGGTACCGTGCGTAGAAATGTACGGTGAAAACTGCCCAGTACTCGCAGAAGTTCGTCCTTGGTACAAGGATGATTCACTGAAGGACCTCGCTAACAAGTATTGGAAGAAGCGTTCTTATATCTTCCAGGGCTTTGTTCGTGCTAATCCGCTCGGTGATGATCAGACTCCTACTAATCCAATTCGACGTTTTATTATCTCTCCTCAAATCTTTACCATCATCAAGTCTTCGTTGATGGATCCTGAAATGGAATACTTGCCGACTGACTACACTAACGGCTTGGATTTCAACTTTAAGAAGTCCTCAAAGGGCGGATACGCTGACTATTCAACTAGTAACTGGGCCCGTAAGGAAACCCCGTTGACCGAAGCTGAACTTGCAGCTATTGATGCTCATGGGCTTTATAATCTCGCTGACTTCTTGCCGAAGAAGCCTAGCGAAGCTGAACTTCGTATCATTAAGGAAATGTTTGAAGCCTCTGTCGATGGTCGTCCTTACGACAACGACAAGTGGGGTGCATACTATCGTCCGTATGGTCTTGCAGCCCCGGAGGGTGCGTCAGCCCCACAGACCGAGACTGCTGGAACCAGCTCTCCTGAGGTACCCTCTGTAAACGTTGCTCCTACTCACGGCTCTCATGCACAGCCTGCATCGGAAGATGTTCCGTTTGACGTTGATGAACCTGTAGTTGTCCCTTCAACTTCAAGCGACAAGGCTGCTGACATTCTTGCGATGATTCGTAATCGCAACAAGGCCTAATGGTCTAGGGGAGGGGTAAAACCCTCCCCACATCCGTGATATGGAGAAACCTTATGACATCACCAGAAGACAGATTCCGCGCACTTAAACAGAGTCGCAAACTGTTAGAGGAGCTTTGCGACCCAGGCAAGACCCCTCGGGTACCAAGCATCATAAGGGACCGCGCTCGTGGTATTCTTCGTCATTATCCAAGTGATTATGAATTAGAACAGCTAGCAACGAATAACCCCGAAATGCTTGAAAAAACATCGTACAATGATAAAGTACTAAAGCAGATTGTAAGATAACAGGAGAACACATGGCCAAGCCATTTGATATAAGTAAGTTTAGGAAAGACATCACTAAGGCTATTGACGGTCTTAGTATCGGATTTAACGATCCGACCGATTGGATTAGCACAGGCAACTATGCATTAAACTATCGTATTAGCAGCGACTTTAAGAAGGGCGTTCCGCTCGGTAAGGTTACTGTATTTGCAGGCGAATCAGGCGCAGGCAAGAGCTACATTTGCTCAGGCAATCTCGTAAAACACGCCCAAGAACAGGGCATCTACGTTGTTCTAATTGACAGCGAAAACGCACTTGATGAAGCATGGCTTCATGCACTTGGTGTTGAAACCAGCGAAGACAAGCTACTCAAGTTGAACATGGCAATGATTGATGACGTTGCAAAGACTATTTCTGACTTCATGAAGGGCTACAAGGCCATGAATGAAGAAGATAAGCCTAAAGTTCTTTTCGTCATTGACAGTCTTGGTATGTTGCTCACGCCCACTGACGTTAATCAGTTTGAAGGTGGTGATCTTAAGGGTGATATGGGTCGTAAGCCCAAGGCTCTTACTGCACTTGTTCGTAACTGTGTTAATATGTTTGGTTCAAACAACGTTGGTCTTGTAGCTACAAATCACACTTATGCTTCGCAAGATATGTTTGACCCTGACGATAAGATTTCAGGCGGTCAAGGCTTCATCTATGCATCGTCTATCGTTGTAGCTATGCGTAAGCTCAAGCTCAAGGAAGATGAAGACGGCAACAAGGTCAGTCAGGTTAACGGTATTCGTGCTGCTTGTAAGGTCATGAAGACTCGTTATGCAAAGCCGTTCGAAAGTGTTCAGGTTAAGATTCCTTACAATACCGGTATGAGTCCTTACTCAGGTCTCACTGATATGTTTGAAGCATTGAAGCTATTGAACAAGGAAGGTAACTCGCTTGTTTACACCAAGCTCGACGGAACTATCATTAAGAAGTTCCGTAAAGGCTGGGAAGCAAATGATGATGGTTGTCTTGACTTCGTAATGGATGAGTTTGAACAGAAGAACTCTAAACTAGTTGTCGCAGAAGCAGCAATGGAAGAGGATGCAGCAGAATGAGCTTACCTCTTATCAATGAAATCTGGAAGCTATTGAAGCCGAGCATTGAAACAGGTGATACTGACGGTGCTGCTGAAACTCTAGTCAACTATCTCGTTGATGAAGATTATTCTCCTGCGGAAATCAAGCAAACTTTCAGAGGCGACAAGGACATTAAAAACGCTCTTGACTTCTTTATGGAGTCACCAGAAGATGGTCTTTATCATAAAGCAGATGATGATGACTATAATGACTTGTACGATGATTACTACAACGAAGACGAAGAAGACGATCAGTACTAATGACCTGGTACAGGAAAGTCACGACTGACCTCTCGGCTTTGCCGGATTTCATTTCTCATTATGATAATGAGTTGATATCTGCAAAGAATGATGTAAAGGTGTACGGCAATGTTGAAAAGAACATTGCCGCACTACCCGGCATCACTGAGTACCGCTTCAACCAACTTCAAGAGATTGAAGCGGTACTCAATTACCTCAACATACAACTTAGAAAGATTCGCAGAAAGCACTTTCAAAAGTATCTTGAAAAGTATAATCGTAACCTTTCAAGTCGTGATGCCGAAAAGTATGTAGACGGTGAGGATGAGGTTATTGACTATGAAGTTCTTATTAATGAAGTAGCATTACTTCGCAACAAGTGGCTAGGTGTTCTCAAGGGCATTGACGCAAAGCAATGGCAGCTTGGTCATATTGTTCGTCTTCGTACTGCTGGTATGGAAGACATTTCAATTGGGTAAGCTGAGGCTTGCTTTTCTCTCATAAACCTTTATTGTTACAATATAAGGAGATTGGTATATGTCATTTTCAAGTCTAATGTCTATTGATGAAGATTGGCCCGCTACGTTCCCTAATATACAGGTCGCAGAAGATGATTCATTGTTTAATGTAGACTTGGATATTATTGCTCTAAGCTGTGTTGCTAAGAGACTAAAAATGCCCATCAGCCCGGATAGCATGGGAAACCTAGCAAAGCATATTAGAGCAGAAGATTATCTAGAGTCCAAAGCTATTCGCACCTTCTATAACGGTAAACTCACCGTTGCACAGTTGCGCGGAGACAATATCACTAACTTTAGGCGAGACCTAATTAGGCTACTGAACACACCTATGAATGAGGATGGTAACTATTCCTATCCCAAAAAGTTCATTGGCATGATCTATAAGCTGCCATACTTTTATGAGTATGACCGTTCATTGATTGATGACGTATTCGGCAGTGAATACCATGATATTTTAAAGTCAATCCCAAACCATAATAATAAGGCAAATGTTTCGCTTACTTTTATTCGTAAGATGGATGCACGCCGCAAGCGTCTTCCATATACTGAATATTGGTTTATGGATGAACTTGATAACCGAGTAGTTCTCACTGTTGATAAGCACAATCCACTTAACGTTCTACTTGAACGTCATGTAGAATCAAATGATATTCGTGTAGAGGGGTATTTCATCAGGGACAGGAAGGATACTCTCAACTTCTACAAGGTGAAATACTGGACTCCCGTATTTTAAGGAAAACAATATGAATAACGAAAAGATTAAGCATCACATTGAATCTCTAAAGGAAAAGCATCGTAAAGTAAATGCACAAGTTGATATTATGGAATCGACTGGATCATTTGATGACGCTGACCTACAGTATTTTAAGAAGAAGCGTCTGGAGTTGAAGGACGAGATTGCCCTCAACGAAGCCAAGCTGGCAAATAATCTCTAATCAGGCGATTTATCGGTTGACAACACACCTTAGATTTGATAGAACAGTAATTGTTGAAACGCTGTTGAAAGGCATCTTATGACTACTGTTCTTATCAAGTCTGGTGTGTATCGCAATCTCCCCGTCATCAATACCCAGTTCAAGCTGGTCGAGGGACTTAAGCACGGCGCTAAGGGCGCCTACCTTACTGTCAAGAATGAGGGGCAGTTCGCCCAGCAGATTGAAAACGTGAAGATCAAGGTTGAAGGCCCTGATGCCTTTGAAATCAATGGAGAATATGTGCAGACTGTCACCGCAACTGAAACCGATGAAGAGGCAATGAACCGCATTGCTACTCGCTTTGAAATCCTTGATGAAATGGCTGCTGCCTGCATCAACGGTGATGTTCGTGCAATGATCGTCTCGGGCCCTCCGGGCGTTGGCAAGAGCTTCGGTGTTGAGCAGCAGCTTGAGAAGTCCTCGCTGTTTGATCAGCTTGCTGGCAATCGCACTCGTCACACTATCGTCAAGGGTGCGATGACTGCTCTCGGTCTGTATGCCCAGCTGTACAAGTACAGCGACAAGAAGAACATCCTCGTGTTTGATGACTGTGATAGCGTCTTCGCTGATGAACTTTCATTGAACATTCTCAAGGCTGCTCTTGACAGCGGCAAGCATCGTCGCATTTGCTGGAACAGTGACTCGCGCCTTCTGCGTGACGAGGGTATCCCGAACAGCTTCCACTTCAATGGTTCTGCCATCTTCATCACGAACCTCAAGTTTGAAAACGTCAAGAGCAAGAAGCTGCAAGATCACCTTGAAGCACTGGAATCGCGTTGTCACTTCGTTGACCTGACCATTGACAGTGAACGTGACAAGATGCTGCGTATTCGCCAGGTCAATCGTGACGCCCAAGGTGGTCTGTTTAAGGACTATAACTTTGATAGCAATCAGGGTGAGCAGGTTCTGGACTTCATGCAGGAACATCAGCATCGTCTGCGTGAACTGTCTATTCGTACTGCTCTCAAGATTGCCGATCTTGTCAAGATCAGCCCTTATAAGTGGCAGGCTCTTGCTATGAACACTGTGATGAAGCGGGTATAAGGAGAAGTAAGATGTGGAATAAGATTAAGCCGTATATGCCATGGAATGTTATTGAGTTTATTTTTTACTTTATACTCTTTAATATTGCCAACACGTATTACATTGGTGATGGTTCTAGGGCATCGTTTGCGGTCGCTCTAGCATCTTGTGGATTGATGATGGCAATTCAAACTCGCCGTAAATTGAATAAAGGCGAATACAAATAATAGCCTTTCAACTCAAACTGAGGGGACTTCGGTCCCTTCTTTTTTGCCAGAATGCTTGTAAATACTAAACAACGGTGTTATACTATGGACATGAAGAACAAAGAGCAAGTACTATACTTCTTCCTGCAGGGTAAGATCAGCTTGAGTCAGTATGACTACAAGTTCATGGCCAACCTGCAATCTATGATCCAGAAAGACAACCGTGTTACTTCAAATCAGGCTGATTTGTTTGACAAACTGATTAGCAAGTACAACAAGCAGCTTACTAAGCAAGGATTTGTCAAGGAAGAACTTAAAGCACTTTCCTGGAAGACAATGCTTGTTGAAAGCAGCTCCGAATATACCGGCGCAGTTGTCTCATTGAGGGATGACAATCTTATCATTCGTGTTCCGTTCAACAAGACATTCATCAATGCGTTTCGTAATGTCAAAAACAATGAGTTTGAATGGGACAAAGACACCAAATCATACAAGACACCATTCAGCACAAACTCATTGAAGATTGCTCACTATACCCTACCTAAGTTTTTCCCCACTGTTAGGTATGATGATGACCTACAAGGTGTGATTGATGAATTGCAGCAGTACGAGGGCCTAGTATGGAACCCTACGTTAATGCAAGTCAATGATAGATTGTTTGTAGCAGCAACTAACACTGTTCTTGCTGAGACCATTGGTGATATG